ACGAATTAGGGGAATGTTACGAAGATTTAATAAATGAAGATTACGAATTAATAAAATAAATAATATGAAAGAATATAAAGAAATGCAAGAAGAAAAAAGAAAAGAGTTTATTGAGTTAGTAACTCCTATTATGAAATGGATGGCAGAAAATTTACATCCACATACTAAAATAATTATTGAAGCAAATTCAGCAGAATTAGTTGAGGGAGATATTTCTTATGTAAATAATGAATTTTTAGTAGATTAATTTATAATAAAATAAAATTATGGGTAGACCAAGAAAAAAAGCCGTAGGATTAGGAGACACGGTAGAAAGTATTTTAAAAGCAACTCACATTGATAAAATGGCGAAGTGGGTATTAGGCGAAGATTGTGGATGCGAAGAACGTAAGCGAAAGTTAAACGAACTATTCAGATACAAACGCCCTTTATGCCTACAAGAAGACGAATACAAATGGCTAAAAGATTACTTTGCTTTAAACAAGAATACTGTTTTACCAAGTGAACAAGCCACAATATTAAAAACCTACAATAGAATATTCCAACAAAGGAACGAACCTACCTCATGTGGTCCGTGTTTACTGGAATGGGTAAACGAATTGAAACAAGTAGTAAAAGTATACGAAGAAGAATTTAACGAAAACACGAATTAAAAATTAATTTCTTTTAAAATGGACTTAAGAAAAAACAATGGTGGACATTCTACTAAGAGTAATGGCACTGATAAAAGAAAAAACGAATATAGAAGCGCGTTAGAGATAGCTGGTTCGGTTCAAGAAGTAGTAGACGTTTTAAGAACTGTTTACGATAGGGCGGTTAATAAACAAGATATGACCGCGGCAAAACTTTATTTGGAATATTATTTAGGCAAACCAAAAGAAAGCGTAGACGTACATACTTCAGGAGATAGCGTAGTAAGTTTTAACGACATTTTAAGAGCGATTAAGAGTGATAAACATTAATAACAAGTATTTAGTACTTGATAATGATACACGTTATTACATTTGCACAGGTGGACGCGGTTCGGGTAAATCTTTTTCTATTGGATTACTCCTTTGTGTTTTAACCTTAGAACCTAACCATGTAATTTTATTTACACGTTATACTTTACGTTCAGCAAGTATTTCTATTATTCCAGAATTCTTGGAAAAGATTGAATTGTTAGGATGGCAAGATAGATTTTATATAACAAAAGACGAAATAATAAATAAGACTTCAGGAAGTAGAATTTTGTTTAGGGGGATTAAAACAAGTTCAGGAGACCAAACCGCTAATTTAAAATCTTTACAAGGTGTTACTACATGGGTTTTAGACGAAGCTGAAGAATTAATAGACGAAGAAACATTTGATAAAATAGATTTATCTGTTAGGTCTAAAGGAATTCAAAATAGGGTAATAATGATTATGAATCCGTCAACAAAAGAACATTGGATTTACCAACGATTTTTTGAAGGTAAAGGAGTTCAAGAAGGCAGTAATTTAGTTAAAAGTGATACTACTTATATTCACACAACTTACTTAGATAATTTAGAAAACCTAAGCGAAAGTTATATTAATCAATTAGAAAATATTAAACTTCGTAGACCCGAAAAATATAAACACCAAATTTTGGGTGGTTGGTTAGATAAAGCTGAGGGGGTTGTTTTCTCAAACTGGCAAATAGGTAATTTTATTCAAGTAAATACAAGTGTATTTGGTCAAGATTTTGGATTTAGTGCAGACCCTACTACGTTAGTTGAAACATCAATAGACAAACAAAATAAACGAATATATTTAAAGTTGCACTATTATAAACAAGGTTTAACTACGTCTCAAATATCGGAGTTAAATAAACGTTTTGCTAAAGATAGTTTAATAATAGCTGATAGCGCAGAACCAAGACTTATAAGCGAATTAAAGACGAATAATAATATTGTTTCAGCTATTAAAGGTCAAGGGTCTGTAACGTACGGAATAGCGTTATTACAAGATTTTGATTTAATAATAGACCCTGAAAGCACCGAACTAATAAAAGAATTAAATAATTACTGTTGGTTAGAAAAAAAATCTGCTACTCCTATTGATTCTCATAACCATGCTATCGACGCAATTCGTTATGCGGTTAGTTACCAATTAGAAAATCCAACAAGGGGAATGTATTCTATATATTAAATTTACACTAATGACAGACGACCTACCTGAAATGAAACACACAGTTGAGCAATTCATCTTTGAAAAGACGGGTAAAAAAGTTAGAATAATATTCGACGACCCTATGAGAATACATTTACATTTACAAATGCTATCTGAAGCCTTCAGTATTGCGCTCGCTTACTACAATAATAAAGATAAATAGTTAAATAAATATGAAAACGGAAATATACGTACCAACTAAACTTAGTGAAATTCCTTTAAAGAATTATCAGGACTTCATGAAGTTGGTAGAAAATTCGAATGACCAAGAATTTATAGCACAAAAAACAATAGAAATATTTTGTGGCTTAAACATGCGTGACGTTATTAAAATTAAATGGAGTGACGTAAAAGAATTAATTGCACATTTTAACGACTTGTTCAAACAGAAAAACGAATTTACACCCACTTTTAAAATAGAGGGTTTAGAATTTGGCTTTATTCCTAATTTAGAAGATATTACTTTCGGTGAATACGTAGACTTAGAAAGTAACATAACTAAAATAGACAATTTTCACAAAGCAATGGCGGTTATGTACCGACCTATTAAAACACGAAGTAAAGATAAATACGAAATAATACCTTACACGGGAACGGACGAATTCAGCGACCTAATGAAGTTTGCACCGTTAGACGTGGTTATGAGTGCATCGCTTTTTTTTTGGACTTTAGGAAACGACTTAGTAAACAGTTCGCTTTTATCTTTGGAAATGGAGATGAAGAAGAATCCCAAAGTAATGACTTCAGCGAACGAACTCAGTTTGCAAAAAACTGGGGTTGGTATAATTCAATCTATGCACTTGCTAAAGGAGACGTTACAAAGTTTGACGAAGTCACAAAGTTGGGGGTTAGAAAGTGTCTTACCTACCTTACTTACGAGCGACAAAAAAACGAAATAGAACAAAGGGAACTAAACAAAAAATTTAAACATGGCTAATTATTTTAATATACTGGATACTTTAAAGGGACATTTAGACAATGACCCGTTTATTACTACTGTAACTGAAGGTGACATTTTCCAAGTAGATTTAGGCAAACAAACTTTATTTCCTTTAGCGCATATCATGGTAAACACCGCAACTTTTGAGGGTAACGTATTACGGTTTAATATTACGTTAATGGTTATGGATATTGCGGATATATCAAAAAACGAACCTTCAACTATATTTTTGGGTAACAACAACGAACAAGAAATTCTAAACACTACATTAAGCGTATTAAATAGGGCTTACGAAGTTTTAAGACGTGGTGACTTATATAGCGACAATTTCCAAGTAGACGGTAACCCAAGTTGCGAACCGTTTACAGAAAGATTTGAAAACTATTTAGCGGGTTGGGCAATGACTTTTGATGTATTAGTAGGTAACACAATGACAATTTGTTAACATGAGAAAATTTAAACAAGCATTAAACGAACTAATAGAAACAAATCCTAACGGAACGGATTTTATATGTTCTATTGAATTTGACAAATACGCAAAGAAAATGTTTAACCAACACAAAGGTTTTAGTATTACATGCGATTACTGCGTACCAAAAGGCGAATTATATTTTATCAATTACACAATAAGCCCTACGAATGAGTGAAACGCTAAAAGCACTTCAGCAATTTAGGGACACCGTTGTAAACGAAGCCAAAGCAAACTTACGTAGCAGCGGCAAAAGTACAAGTGGCAAATTATTAAATTCTATTCAGGGTACTGTAAAGGAAATGCCTAATTCAATAGGGTTATATTTTGATATGCTACCGTATGGAAACTTTCAGGATAAGGGGGTTAACGGAATGGTAAACAAACACGGTGCGCCATACTCATTTAGAAAAGGTTTTCCTAACCGCGAAATGTTAGCGTCTTTAGATAAATGGATAATTAAAAAAGGATTAGCACCACGAAACGCAAAGGGAAAATTTACAAGTAGATTAGGACTAAAATTCGCTATTGCTAAAAGCATATTTAAAAAAGGAATTAAACCAAGTTTGTTTTTTACTAAGCCCTTTGAAAAGGCGTATAAGAACTTACCAAACGTTTTAATAGACAAATACGGATTAGACGCTGAACAACTATTAAACCAAATATTAGACACAAATTTAAAGAATATCAAATGAGTATTTTCGCACGAAGTCCGTATATAGTTACGGTAAATGAAACGGGACAAGAAGGAAGCAAAGTAGAATTATTTATTTGGAATGGTACTGGAAGCGCACCCGCAAGTCCTTCTTACACTTTGAGTAAATTAATACCCGCTTCAAACAATATAAACACGGAATATAATATAAGCCCTTACTTACGTGAATTTTTAACGTGGACGGTAAGACAACAACCTTACAACGGATTTGCCGCAAGTCAAATTACACAATATTGTAGAGTACAAATAAAGACTTATAAATTAGTTTCAGGAACTTACACTTTAGT